TCACTGTAATTCATTATTAATGATATTTAAATCCTCATTAATGATTTTTGCCAATACCTCCAAAGGCGTATTTTTATGTTCTTTTTTCGAAAAAATAACATATCCAATTATGGTTTCATCTTCCTTTTTATTTGGCAAAAGCATGAAAGAATTTTCTCCATATCCTATTGCTCTAGCATCGTACGAATCTAAGACTTTGTTGAATTTGTTTACGGTAGTAGCCTCAAGATTGTTCAAAGTATTTTTTAAACTTAACATCACATCTTCGTAATTTCCACCTTTAATTCTTTCGAAATTATCAGACTCTAAGTCAATGGCTAAGAAGTAATTAAATTTTGTCGTTTTCATTTTTAATTCCAATTAATATTACCCAATAAATCATTCTTTCTCATTATTTGACGGTTGATAAGTACCAATTCATCAAATAATTCTTGGTAAGTTTTACCATCTAATTGTGATGGTGCTATTATGTTATATCTGTTGCATATCCTAACTATTAGCCTTTGTAATCCTTCCTTTGTTTTCAGCTTCATATAACAAAGGTTGGGGTATCAAACGACATTTACAATAGAGATTTTTATACTAATTAACATAAACTTAAACATCTAATAATGAGATAATTAATTTTTTGAAAAGATGAAAATATTTTTGAAATCGATTGCTTTGTAACAAAGGTTAATGGTTTATGTTATCTTTGTTATTGCCATGAATGAAAAGAAAGAAAAAAATCAGCTTACAGAGATATTTTTAATAATCGTATATGCGTTAATTGCTACAGCAGTATTAGCATCTATAATTCTATTGATAAATTGCTTTTGGCCTAAACAAAATCTATTCAAAGCCGAAACATGGGGTACAATTTCGGACTGGTTCACTTACTTGGTAACACTTATTGGGGGTGTTTTTATTTATAAAACGCTAGAGTCACAAATGGAGGTTAAAAGAAGTCAAGATATAATAACCAAGATTGAAAATAATAAGCACTTATATTCGATTAAGCCTAATATCAAAATAAGCGCGGAGTTTGTTAACGATGTTTACAACGAAGATTTGGATGACCGAGTGCTAAATATAATTCTTAACATTAAATCAGATAAACCCACCTCCTATAATATATGGTTAAGTAGTAAATATTTGCCATCGAAATTTAAGCGTTTTGATTCCATCTTTAAACATATAGAACCTTCAACATCGTCACACCATATAACTATCCCACAATCTGTTGCTAACTCTAGTTACCCATTAATAATTTATTTGGATTATGAAGATATAGAAGGTAACAAATACACATATATGATGTTTCTTTTTATTTTATATATAGATAATAAATATGAATTTCGAAAAGCTATAGCTCGTGATGAATTAAAGTAAAACTATTTTGGTTGCTTGGAACTTATCCAATTCCCTAAATACCCTTTAAGCTTATCTACTATTTGCACACCTGTGTATCTTTCAACCGTTGCAACAATCCCCAATAACTCCGCAATAATTGGAATAGCAATAACCATCTTAAATAGCTCAAAGGCTTCTTTTATTAGGTGCATTTGCACACTATTAACCGTAATAACAAGTACAGAATACATTATCAATTTAATGATAAACGGCTTGGTAACATCCCATACTTTTGTGGTTAGCTTATCTCCTTTAAAGAACCAAACGGCCAAATCCATAAGGTAATCAATCGATACCAAGAAGATAAGTAAAATATACAATTCATATATTGGAGCAAAAAAGGCTGATATGAAAAATATCAATTTGCTTATTATTGATGAGGTGAAAAAAGAGTTAATGACCTCCTTTAAGATTTTAAATATTTCCATCTCTTAACCTACTACCCTAATATATTTTATACCATTTTCCATAATGGTATCACCTGCATTATACTTCGCTAATGCTTGACTTATGGTCATTCCAAAAGTCTTTTCAAAATGAGGTGAATCTTTAAAGGTTCGAAAGTCACCGCCCCACTTCCAGCCATGAGATTTGAAGAAGTTCACAACGGTCATAAAACATCTATCCTCATCCCATGATGCAGTTTCAAACGTTCCATTATTGTCTTTATCGTAGAGAATTACAATGTCAAATGCTAGTCCGTAATTGTGCCATGATGAACCGCCTTTTGCATTGGTTACTATCTTACCTTTGGTTGTTCGACCTTGTGCATACAGTTCATTTTGTTCTTGAAAAGTACGTAGTGTATGTGTAAATCTCAATCGTACTCCTTTGGGTAATTGAGTATTGATTTCAAGGTATTGATTCCGTAATTCGTTTCTTAATGCTGGGTGCATTAGGTTAATTCTTTGTAGCGTTATGGAGTCCGCCCATTGTAGTCTTTTGTCTTCCATTTTTATGATAAATATTGGATGACAATAGATTTTGACTATAGTATTATGATTGACCTATAGAGACATAGAGCATTATTTTTTAATTCACAAATAATCCACTAAAATTTAAGATTTTGACCTCATTACATGACGTACACTGCAATAACTTTCGGTAAGAATATCTTTGCTTAAGAATGGGTAATAATTGATTATAGGGCTTTATTTTGGCTTCACGATATGGGAATCGTCTAAAACAACAAAAGGGACTATTATTGTCCCTTCCTTTTGATTGATTTTTAAATCTAGTCGGTATTCATCTTTCTTACGACATCAATAATTTCCCATTCATCATTTAGTTGTGCTGTAATCTTCCAATTGGATTTTTGGTAGCTAAATCGAAATGAGATTTTATCCCTAGTCTCATTTTCAACAAGTTTATCCAAAGTTGGCTTGGCTAATCTTGCTACATCTTGTATGCTTAAATCACTCATAATACTGAAATTTATGTAACACTAAAATACTAAACAAATTAGCTTATTTAGCTAAATTTATTACCACAAGTTTTCCACATCACTTTTTCGGCAAAATATTCAAACAATTGTTTCTGAATGAGCTAAAAGTAACAGTAAATACATTACCACTACATAAATCACCGAAATTGTCCGAAAAAGGAACAACCGATACATTACCGCTTATCTCAATATCATCGTGTTCTGCAAGGAATTTTAAAAAGTCCTGCGCAATTTCATTAGTAGCGTCAATTACATCGAATTCCGTTTGTTCATCCGACAAATCCATAATAGCAAATTCCCATATCGTTGCATTGTCATTATTGGAATTGAAATTTGATTTCACGTATTCGAAATTCAACAATGGGTATTTCAGTTTTTTGTAAGTTGATAACTTGTCGGTATCACCAAATTTAACATCATTAACCATGGGGTGTTGGGCAAAATATCCTTCAATAATATTCTTGATATATTTAAGATTCCTTACCATCAATATCCCCTCCTATAGTAGTTCACTTTGCTTGCTCGCTCTCTATAATATTGAGCAGAATAGTCAATATTATCGCCCAAATAGATGTTCATACTATTAAATGTGCTATCAGCATCAATTGATGTATTTGTTGTTTCGTCATTGTCAGTTGCAAAGTATTTGATAAGACGTGATTTATATCCATCCATTTTTTGCTTCACGCTCTGGACGGCACTGTCTTTATCTTTTATCTGCAATGCTGATAATGTTGCATCTGTTGAAACATTAATACCTTTGTTATTGATTTTTAAGTGCAAATAATCTATTGCATACGCAATAGTGGCATAAATCAAAAACGGTTCAATAACTTCATCCAAGACAAAGTTGTCAGTTTCCGTTGTAGTTTCTTCTGCAATTTTGGCTCTCATATTTGCAATATATTCAGCACCAATAAGCGGTTCAAGTTCCAAATCAGTAGCCTCGTTAAGTGCAATTTGTATTACATCTTCATCAATATTTGATGGTAATACACTATTGTTTTTTATACTTTGTATTGATATTAAGTTTACTTTTTCCATGTTTTTAATTACGGCTTATAGACCTTAACAGGTACCCATTCATGACGGCAATATTTGTTCACAACGCCTGTCTTCTTATTTTTCCAATATCCACCGCAATGCTCCATCACATTGTATCCGAATGCAGATGAAAATTTTTGAATATCGCTAGCACTGTAGTATTTGTTACTATTAATAACAGCTTCGCAAAAATGTCTTGTTGTTGGTATGATACTGTTACCATCGGCTTCATCACGCTTCTGATAATCATAGTACACTTCAATCTTATTTGCATTCGCAATGCTCGATGGTGCAGTATGGATAATGTTGTTAGCTGTATTAGTTTTGGCACTAATTAGACCTGCATTTTTTAGCAATTCTATCGCATTTTGTACTTCTTGTTTACTAATATTTTGGTTTAACTCATTACCGATTTTGATAGCAATTTCGTCCAAAGTCATACCCTCGATTTTATTATCTAACAAATACTCTTCAATTGAATTATAGCTAGATGCAAAATGATAATGACCACACCCCGAAAATTTAGCTTTACCGATTACGATAAATTCCTCTTTATTCGTCCCTAAATGCTTTACTTTTTCAAAATCTTCAATAGTAGCTGAATAAGATTCTATTTCATCATCATCTTTTTTTTTATCAGATGAAAAAGCTTGATTAGCTGACAATAATACTTGATTCGTTGTCAACAATTTATCACCATCATCCAATGGCTCTAGCCCTGCTTCACTACGTAGTTCATTGACGGTCATTATCTTTTCCTTTGTGGCTGAATCCAATTCAGGTTTAAACAATTTTTCTTTGTCTTTCAAGTCGATAATTGGCATACGGTCGTCAGCTTGGAATAGCTTATTAAAAGCATTTACAATTTCTATACGCTTATCTTTAACATAGTTATTCTTAAATAACTGATAGGCGTTTTCTAATTCAGTAGCATTGCCCAGGCTCCCCTCTTTTTCAATTCCGAATAAAATTGAACTAGTTGCTTGATGAGCTGAAAGTATATTGCGTTCAGTCTTTTTAATGACCTCGATTAATTTAGATGCGTAATCATCTGCTTCAATGGTGTCTATTTCCATCCCCTTTTCTTGTGGGCTATTGAACTCAATAAGCATATTTTCACCTTCTGCACCCGAAAAAATATCTTTGAATTTTTTAGTTGCAATTCTTTTTTGCTCTTCATTGATTTTACCATCAAATTTTTTAACAACTTTAGTTAGAGAAAAGCCATTAGCAACACTATTTTTAAACAATGTGGTTACCAACATATCAGTAACTGCACTCTCGATACATTTATAATCAGGTGTTGGATAAGTATTATTTACCGACACATTATAAGAATTGAAATAGAAAATTTTCGGCTCTGTTGTATCATTACTTTTTGGAAAATATTTAGGGTAACTCAATACTGTACGAGGTGTATTTTTCCAATCTTTATTTACAAAAAATGTTGTTTTTGAATTGTTTAAACGTACATGCTGAAAAGGTACGTGATAGTAACTATACGGCTCTCCTAATTGGTTAAATGTGACCTCCACGGCAAAGGCATTGAAGTAAACTAAATCGTTAATACATTTTTTTATTAATTCGCTTAGTGAATCATCCTCATTAACTTGAATTTCTTCTAAAAACTCTCCCGATTTCTTATCTATTAGACCATCACCATATATATAATTGCTTTTACTGTTCAAAATTGAACCGTGTAAACTCGATTTATCCGCAATGTCAATCAAAAAATTAGGATAAAGATTGTCTTCGCCCCAATTAACGTGTTTATCTGCGTTGCTCTGTTTGGGTTCTATTGGTAAAGGGGTTATAAATCTTGCAAAATTTTCAACTTTAATATTTATACTGTTATTTTTTTCGTCCATCAATCACTTTTCTTACTTCCGTTGCTCTTTCTTTCGCAACTTTCTTCGATTCTCCGATAACCGTAATAAATCCACTGTCAATTTTTATTGAATTATTATCTAATTCATATCTGTATTTACCTAATTCAAGGTTATTGAAAGAGTTCAAAACCTTTATAAATCGGTCGGTTATTATTTCGGGTGTTAAATCGAATTCTATTTCTTTATTTGATGACTCTTTGGTTAGTTTCAATTTCACTATCCCCTCAATTGTGAAGGGTGCAACATTGAAAAACAACCTATTTACATCTTCTTTTACGTCGATTATCATCTTCTTTTTGTTATAAATATTGGCCTATAAAAAAAGGGGCTAGATTAAGCCCCCTTGGTAGGATTTGTATTTTTTAAGTCTCTAATTTGGGATTAGATAAGAGTCGATAAGATTGTTTTGTCCAACTCTGGAGTTGGCGCATAAATCTCACCATTGAATGATAATGTTCTATTTAAATCGGTTGCTGAAATAGTACCAACTGATTCTTTCAATTGAACTGTTCCGTCCAATCCACCGATTACATAACTACCATTAGCTAACTCGATAATAATTGCAACTGGTTGACCTAGTAAAGAAGAAACAAATTGATTTGCTTCTGCTGAATATCCCACCATTTGTGCACTATATGCGAAAGTTCCGCTTATAATGCCATTATCGCCAATTTGAATAGTATCGGTTACGTTATTTTGTTTATTTTCTACTTCTATTTTAACAAACTTTTTAGATGTTTGTAAACCAACTTCTGAGACCTTACCTGCCGTCATTGAGTAGACAGACGTTGAGCCTTCGATATTTTTTAAATCTCCGTAACTTATCATGTAAATGTTTTTGGTTCCACCAATTAACTTTTCACCACATTGACGGACGTACCCAATCAAACTTGAACCACATGCCATATTTTTAATATTTTTATATAAAAAAGGATGGTGTTGTTATTGCACCACCCTTGTATTTCAATTTTTAAGTAGCTTATGCTACGTCTAAAACTCCGATTTCTTGCTTGTAGATTGCAGTAGCCCCCAAAGAAAAACGAGCTTGTACTTTTACTTCATCGTCATCTTTCGAATACCAATGTTCTAATTCTAATGATGTTAGGTCACCACCAGTTTGTAAGTTTCTAGCACGTGCATATACCACTTTGTTAGTCCCTTTCAATCCATTTACAATTTGAAAAATACCAGTTGTTGCAAACAATGTATTATCATCTGTAGCTTGAAAGATATTTTTACCTGCTACAGCCAATTTATAAGTATCATGAACTTCTTTACCAATGAAAATCCTAAAGTCTTCTTGGTCACGCACTTCGATTGGCATAGCCAAATAAGCATTTTGTAACTTAGCTACAATATCTGCACCTGTAACTGCTGATAAATCAAAAGTTCCTGTCGAAATTTGCTTTAAAATCCCATCGATAAATTTCATATTGCCTGTTTTGGTTTTATCGCCTTGCCATACTAATTTTTCGATTTCAGCTTGATTTTTTGTTGCTACATCATCACCGATATATTCGATAAATAAAGCTTCATCAAAGCCGTTTTCACCTTTTTGTTTAGCTTTCAAATCTTCTTTAGCGTATGTTTTTACTAAAGTTCTGGCACACAAAGCGAATTTCATGGCAATTGGCTGAACGACCAATACGTTTTGTGCCAAAGCAACAGAACCTAATTCAGACAATTTACATGCTGAACCGTCTTGCCATACAACATCAGTTTCTAGCAATTGGATAGCTGTGTTACCCATTGCTGTTGGGTCAAATGAACCTTTTTCAGTCAAAAAGTCAATTGTTTTTCCTCCTAAAATGGATTTTAGCATAAACTTACGGCTCTGCTCCGAGGTATATGCAGGTAAATTGGTTACGTTATAACTCATATTATTTTTTATCTATTTTTTATTAATTGGTTAGGCTAATCGCTTTGCTAAGCTTGCCCATTTGTCTTCTTTCACGTCTTCTGCAACCGTATTTTGTTTTGAAAATGATGCAGGCGTATTTTTTAGAACTGCTTTAAATTCCTCGATTTTGGTATCGATTTGTTTGGCAAATTCTCCTTTCAATTCTTTGATTGTTGCTTTTAAGGCTTCAATTTCAGCTTTCAGCTCTTCGACCTCTTTGTTATCGGTTGTTGGCTCTTCATTGGCTAGCTCTTCCTTATCCTTTTCTTCCTCTACACCTTCGATAATCAAATCAATTGCTTCTTCTTCAGTCTTATCTTCTTCAGCTTCTTTAACATCCTCTTCAGTGGTTAATTCTTCTTCAGCAACATCATTTGCTACTGTTAACACTTCAGCTATTTTGCCATCAGTAACGATAAAACTATCACCATTCGGCAATTCAACTTTACCATCGGGTGCTAGTTCTGAACCGTTAGACGTGCTTACATATACTTCTTCACCTACTTCGTTTTTCGTGTATTCGTAAACAGTCTCACCGACATTTGCAGATTTAAAAGAAAACTTAGATACTAAATCGTTAAATTTTTGCTCTAATGCTCTAAATGATTTTATATTCATTTTTATCTCTTATTTCCAATAAATATTGGCCTACTATTTTTTAGTATTTAGAGCTTTTAAAGCATTGTCAATTTCCTGTTCTAAAGTCAATTGAGAATGGAAGTTTTGTGTTAATTGGTTGATGAAATACCCCTCAACGGAGAATCCTGTAAACTTTCCGTCTTTGATGAAACTCCATATTTTTTGAGCACTTTTATCTGATTTATCTAACTGTACACCGACTATCCAAGTGCCGTCAACTGCATCAATTCCATACGGTGCATTCATACCCATAGCATTATCAACAATATAACTTTGCCATACATGGGCATTAACAAATGTGTCCGAATGTTGAAGGTTAATCGAATGTTGGTATCCACTATAAAAATAGTTTTGGGCAATTGTCCGAATCGTGTCCTTCGAAAAAAAAACATCATATTCTTCTTTGGTGGCATCGTCAAAGCGTGGAATTATCTTATCAGGAATCATTGCCACTCCTATTAACTCCATCCTATCCTCATTTGCAACGGCAAAAGATTCTTTCTTTTCTTGCTTGGAAAACGCTAAAAAAGAACTTTCAACAGCAGGTGAATCAACGATTGAAATCACGTTCACATCCATACCAATAGAGGGGTTTATTTTTAATTCGTAAAGTTTTCTATCCATTATATATTTTCCAATAAATATTGGATGGAAATAAAAAACCCCTTACTAACAAGGGGTAAAAAACTAGTAACTCGATGTACGTTTAATGAATTGATTCTTTTGCTCGTTTGTTTCTAAGTCACTATTGGTAATATATGCCTTAACAACTTGATTTTCGTTGTTTTGGGTGATAACATCGCTTAACTTATCGGTACCGTTTTCAGCTGTTTTTAAAACTGTACTATTAATCACCGGTGCAGAATATGTTGGTGTGTCTGCTCCTGCTCCGCCTGACGTGTCACCATCGACTTTTACACTCATGATTTTTTTAACAGTGGCTAAACCACTTGCAATTGTAGTCGCTAAGGCAACGAAGTTGAAAGGATAAGGTGTTTCTTTCATTGCCTTAGTACCTGCAACATAAGTATCAATAGTTGCTGTTGCAATCCCTGCAACCTTACCTGCTACGGTACTTTCACCCAATAACTCAACCGCTTGGTCTGTTGCGTTTGCGACAATAGACATATTATCTAATCTTGCTTTTGTCTCTTCGTCTAATATTTTCTTTTTAGCTTTTGTATTTGCTTTTTCAGCTTTTTGGATTGTCTGTTGATGCTTAATAGTAGCATCTTCAATTTCCTTGTTATTCGCTTCGATTGCAGATAATTTAGCGTTCAATTCGGCCTGTACATTTGTGATTTCATTTGCATTAACGGATGGGTCAGCCATTAACTCTCTTAACCTCGCTTGACCTTCTTCATATAATCTTTGTATCTCGGAATTTTCAAGATTTTTAGATTCGGTTGTGATAAGTAATAAGGTGTCTTCATAGTCCTTTGTTGCTTGCAATTGAACATCTAGCTTTTCCCTTTGTTGTTTGAATTTCCATTTGTCTGCTTCATCATCGATTTCATTTTTGTCTAATGAATTAGTTAAGTCTTTTTCCGCCACCTTTTGAGCTATTGACAATTGTTTTAATTGTGATAAATAGGTTAATTGATTCTGTAACCTTGTATCTAAATCAGCCTTTTGTTCAGCTGTAGCATTTTCTTTTTGTTTAGTGTAGCTTTCAATTGTCTCTAAATATCCACGTGAAAAGTCATCAAGGAATTGACGGCTATTTCCTTTGATATAATTAAAATATTCATCATCGTATTTCTTATTAATGATATTCCTTTCAATTTTTTCGGCTTGTTCAAGCTTACTAATATCTTGGTTTAATTTGCGAGCTACTGCAATTTGTTCTTTGTATTTATCAGCAAGATTTTTTAATTCGGTTTGTCTACTGTTATGTGATGAAGCATAAGTTACTTTTTCGGCTTCTTTTAAATACCCCTTCAATTGGTTTAAAAGTGTATCATATTCTTGTTTTGCTTTATCTGCACGCTCTTTAGCGAGGTCGTTGATTCTTTTACGCTCGCTTAATATCAACACATTACGCTCTGTATTTAGTTCAATTAACTGCTTTTGCTCTTCTTCGTTGAGCTTCTTGTTAACCTTTGCCGTTTCTATTAATGACTGTCTTTTTAGTGAATTTCGCTTTAAGCTTAATTCATAAATTTCTTTTTCCTTATCTCCTTGCGCTTGGAGCATTTCAATTTGCGAATCAATTCCTGTTGTAATACTTTCATTTAGCTTCTTAAGTTTTTCTAAAGAGCGTTGGGCTAATGATGTAATTCCGACGAAATCGGTAATTTTTTCGATTATATTACCAACAAATTGTGCAACGTCTCGTAGACCAGGAACTAAGTTGAAAACGACTTCTTTAAGCTTGTCAAAATTGGTTATTAAATATGCTAATGCTGTAACTAGCAATCCAATTCCGATTGCTTTAAATGCCATGCCAAACCCATTAGTTGCTCCAGTAGCACCTTTTGTTGCTGTAGCTAAACCCTCCGTTGCTGTGCTTGCTTCACCTGTTGCAGTACTAATTGTATTGATTGTTTCGGTCGCTACCTTTCCTGCTTTGAAAGATGACATTAAGGCCGTCCATTGCTTTCTGAATTGATTTAAGCTTTGTAAGCCTTGCATAATGGATTGTAATTGCATAAGCTTTGCAATATTTTCTTCTGCTGTTTTAGACTCAACGCCCATCAGCTGTAATGCTCCAGTGACTCCAGTTAGCACGCCTGCAATATTTTCTCCTGCTTGGACAAATTGCCCCCATCTATCAACAGACAAAGAATCAACAGCTAAATCGACATTTTTAACATTTTCTTTTAGCTGTGCAACCTTAGAAAGAATCTCATTGAATTCTTTACTCCCCTGTTGACCTGCCGTTGCCATTGCATAGAGACGGTCCTCTAATTCCCCAATCTCCCTATTTACGTCCCGAAAAGGCTCATTTATATCACGAATTTTTAATTCTAATTCACCTGCTTCTTTTGATAACTGTTGTAATTTAAGTGGGTCTTTCGTTATTCTCTGCTGGTCACGAAGAGACTTCAATAAATCCTCCATCTCCGATAAAGAAAGGATTGTATTTTTTAAGTCCTTGTTATCGGTCTGAGGCTTTACCTTATTTTTATTTACATCGTCGATAGTTTCGTTCAAATCTTCAACGACTTTACCAACATTCTTTACTTCGTCAACATTTGAAGAGGGGTTAATTATTGTTTCGTTTAAATCTTTAATTGCCTTGGTCGTTTGCTCTATCTCCATATTGACCTGAGCAAGTGCATCGCCTGATACTTTCAACTTAACCTCTTCCAACGCATCAAGCTTTTTTTCAAGTTCTTGAACTTTCTTTTCCGCTTCTGCAACATCAACCGATACGCCTAGTAAAATCTCTTCTTTATTATTGTTATTACCCTTAATAGCCATTATATTTTTTCAATAAATATTGGCTCAATAGCAAAGGGTGGGAACAAAAAAGGCTACCCTTTCGGATAGCCCAACTCTTTTTTCAAAATGCTATTATTGATTAATTAACTTATGTATATCTTCTGGGGATTCCACAACATTATAAGTCATATGATTATCGGACGTAGTACCTAAAAGTGTTATAGTTGTATAACTGTTTCCCTCATAGGTGAATCCTTCATAATAAAGGATATTATCAGAATTGAAAAATACTGATTTTTCTTTAACTCCTTCTCTGCTCTTCCTCCTAGCGGTTAGCTTTATTGATTTTGCCATAATATTTATTTTTTTGATTAATAATATTCAAATATACAAAAAGGCTACCCTATTGGATAGCCCTCATTTACATACACTGGTAGGTAGTATATAGGGTATTTGTTTGAACAAATATAATTATATTGTTATTTTCTGCAACTTACATTTTGATAATAAGGTATTGTTGTTATAATTTACTTCAAGCAACTTGAAATAGGCATTACCATCTTCATTTTCCACAAAAATTGGTGCCGTAAAATCTAGTTGTTCAATATCTTCTTTAGTTAAATATATTTCAACTTCCAACACTGTCAAATTGTTATCCGTCAACTCCTTTATCCTATTGGTGTAGTATAGATTGAAGAGGGATTTTGATTTGTTAATAGCTGTATAATCATAAGTCATCAAGTTGAAAGGAACATCAAAAAGTAACATCCCTTCAAATACGTCTGACACATTCCATTTTAGCATACTGCAATAATTATACGAGGGTCGATACCCTATTAATGTGTCACCGTTTTTTATTTCATAACTAGTTGATAGGCTCTTTAGTCCGTTATTGTACAATATCCTTAATTCACTTTTAAAAGGCTTTTTCTCTCCCATCAAAGAATCAGATTCGTATAATATTGGAAGATTTTTTAAATCTTTGCTATGGGACAAATTTTGTGTTGGTGCAAAAATTAATTCTACACTATTATCGTCTTCTGTTCCGTTTTCATTTAGTACTAAATAGTCACCAAAGTTTGATTTATAGGTTTCCTGATAATAGTTATTCATCATATCACCATCTTCCGTGAACTTGAATGAATAGCTTTTTGGTAAATCAATATTGGTTTTGAATTTCGCCTTACTCCACTCTATTTTATCACTCCAATCAATAGCATTTGAGGGGTTTAAAGTGATAATGTTCTTATAAAAATCATTGTAGGTAGATAATATAAATCTATTCGGAATGTCTTTATCCTGATACAAATACAGGTTAAACATTTGCATAATAGACTTCAAAAAATCCACTATCTTAATATCCTTTGGTATATAATCGTATACATCAATTGCATCATTATAATTAACACTTATTTCCGTTGTTGTATTGCTTTTTCCTACCTGTATAGCGATGTTATCGAGATACATCATTGTCTGTATTGATGAATTTGCACTACTTTGGTCTTCTCGGATATATGCAAATACCCATTGCCCACCCTTTAAATTGTCAAATTCAACGTCAAAATCCATATTGAATTCCTGACTACCACTTGTAGATGTCTTTTGAATTCTCGTAGAATACGCCATATTTCCTTCTGTTAGCTTATTGACTCCGCTTATGTCACATAGTCCTACCTGCCACGTACCTGACGTACCCGATGGTACCACAAAGCGAAAACGAATATTGAAAACCCCTTTAGCGTACTTATTATTTGGTATTAATACATTAGTGTTAATTTGCGTAGTTGATGTGTTATCACCTTCCCACGTCTTAAATTCCCCTCTATTACCTAGTGTCCAAAATTCATTTACCGTTGAATCGTATTCATTCGCTATACCATTAATCGAGAATATACTGTTACCTGTATTAACGGGGGGTTTGTGCAATAATATTTTGCTTACTATCCCTGTCATTGAGCGAGTAAAGTTTTCATTATTATTGGGGATGAATACTTTATTAATAATGCTTTCAATCTTGGAAGTATCTAATGTATTATTATTTAATACTGTATTGTCCTCTCTTATTTGGGTATAAACCTGCTTGCTCTGGTCAAATCTAAACCCCTTAAAGATTGCATTGAAATACGATTTCAGATAAAATGCAGGTCGTAAATTATTAATATCGTAGTTATTATCATATTGGTCATAATTACCTGTACGATAATCGACACCGTAATCGAGCATCGGGAATAAATAAGGTGATGTGGAACTCGTCCATGTAGGAGTAATGTAAGTGTAATTAAATTGCACCTCTTCTGACAAGCTATCAAGCTCGTGCAAATATCGGTCTTTGACGTTAGCCATAAAACTAACAACCTCGCCTGTAATAACTGCATTGTATGATAATTTATCAAAATCAACAATCTGCAATTTGCCTTTAAGGAGTTGGGTATTGTCTTCATAAAGTTGACAATTGACTAATTGATTAGGTGTGTAATTGTGACCTAACTGTTGACCGTATTGCGGTGATGAAAATGTTGAAATATCGAATAGATTACCCAAAGCAATATTGTTCGCTTTAGTACGCAATAACTTTATATCGTAGCTAATTGTATCATTCCGCTTTGTTATGTCTTGAAGGTTTTCAACTGCAAAAATAGTTGAGGTGTCGAACGAATCAATGTCAAGCTCAAAAACTTCGCTATCGTCGTCCGACATTATGAATAGATTGTATTTTTTAACCATTTTTTCCAATAAATATTGGCTTAATGGTGTGGGCAATATTCTTATATCTTAAATATCTTCTTTTTTCATATTTTAGTGAAAATGAATTTTATGTGTGATATTAATTGGATTGAACTTATTCTTGGTGCTGCAATAGGTTTCATAGTAGCGGTTCTATATGATGAATATAAAACGTCGCAAAGGAACAAGAAATTGAAAAACACTTATAGTCATATGGTTGGAAATTTTAAATCTTATGATGGCAAAGACAATAAGATTGAAAAATCTATTGCGAGAATCGTCTATAAAGAAGAAAATTTATTAGAAATTGAAGTCAAATATCAAACTGGCAGCTGGCAAGGTATAATTAGAATGGATACAACTCTTTTTGGTACATTATCCTTTTCTTCTAATGATGAAAAGAAAATTGATATGGGAATTAAAACGATTGTATATAACAAATCGCATAATTCTATCACAATGATTCCTGAGACATACTATTTAATTTCAGAAACTCCCCAATATAATAAAGAAACTTTTTATAAAGTCTAGGCTTGTACTCTGATATTGATAAAATACTCTTCATGGTTGGTCATATTTAGGAAATCGGTCGGTAACACTTGTGTACAAATAATGTCTTCCAATGAGTCGTTTGAATATAGGCGCAATGCTTCACCTGACACAATGTGACCAGTTACAATACTACCATAGTCAAAAGCATACAAATCAGATTCTAACATATTGACCTTAGTTGCTTCAATCCAACTCCTTAATTGGTCTTTAGTGAATTTTAGAACCTTCATTTTCTTAGCTTTTTCCAAATCCTCTTTAACTGAATCAGGAAAATGTTCCAATAAAAATTGCTCATATTTTCTAAATTCTTGCGTCCGTACTGCTTCATTTTTCAATACCAAAGCCTGTCCAAATTCTCCCAATTCTTCCTTATATCTTTTCAAATCCATATCATTCTGTTTTAATCAAAAATACTAAAATAATTAGCAATTATAAAAATCCATTTATAATTTTGCTATATGGAGAATTTGGATTTTGTGTATAAGAACAAACAGTATAATGTTTTTGTTCAAATTGTAGATGAAGGGAAAACGATAATTGATTACATCGTTTATGGCAAGAATAATGCAAGATTTCTTTTCCAACAACAATACCATATTTGGCGTTTTGTTGATGGTGAATTGAACAAGGAATTAGAGACGATAATCATTGATGCTTTAATTCATAAATATGAGAGCAATTTACTTTGCTTGGTTTATCACGGAGAAAAAAGAGAAGTAATAACAGTTTCAAATTTGAACTATACAGGCCAAAAATATGCTTATAGTTTCATGTGTAATAATAGCGATTTGGGGAGTTTATATTATTGTGAAATTCAGGGCTGGATAAGTAATCTAACACTTAAATTCTCCGCACAATGGTTCACGGCTGCTGACTTGAATATTGTCATTGAAATGATAGAGAACAACCAATTTCCGTGGCTTAAGCCTATAAACAAAAAAGCCCTAGCACTGGGGTAGTAACTAGGGCTTTGCCATATATTAACCTATTTTATGAAAAGTTTGGATTATAACAGTGTTGAATAATATTTGGTTTTAATTATTTTTTTTATTTCCAAACGTTATTCGCCAGACTGTTTGCCAATACAAACCAAGCGGTTGACGCAATAGCTTTATTGTTGGTAATTTCATAAGTCGCATCTCGCAATGTAGCATACCTAAATGCTCCGTCTGATTCCTTGAACCTATAAAGACCATCCAAAAGTTGATTATACTTTTCAACATTACCAATTTTGTAGTAGGCCAAAGCAACGCCAAAGCTACCTTCAAACCAAACGGTGTCCTTTGCATTTGGATAACCTAATTCGGCTGAATACGGCTTGTATCCTAATGCACCTGTTTCTTCGTCAACTGTTGAATAATACCGCTCGGCTCTCTCTAATAATTTAACTGCATACTCTCTTTGACCTAGAGCAACCATTGCTATAGCTCCCCATGAATTTATGTCTAATGCGTCCGCTGTATCGGGTGTTCCATCGGCATTAATCCCTTGGTACATTCGGTTTTCGGTACTATTGTACAAACGTGTTACTATGGAATTACCAATATTTGTTGCAATGGTCGTATAACCTGCATTGCTTAATACATTGCCTGCCTGCTTAAAAGCAAAATAAGCATCAATATTATGCTCTGTTGATACCCACGGAATGATATAATTAGGGTCAAAAGTTTCAATACCACCTGTTGTTGTATACCGTCCTGAGCCACCTTTGATTAGTCCGCCTTTGGTATTGTCTTGAAGAGTTTTTAAGTATTCTAATGCTTTTATTAAGCATTGTTTTACATCTTCTTTAATGGTAGAATTAGGATATATTTCCAAGTAATAGCCCAATGCATAAGCAACCCAACAAATAGCTCCCGACCTTAAATAAGCATCTGCACCAATAGGGTTAATGTGGTTCGTTGAAAATGGAAATGCTCCATTGACCAACTGACTTTTTACAATCCCTTTTGCAGTTCTCTTTGCTCCCTCGCTATTTCCAACGCCTGCCAATGATATTAAAGACAATCCTGCATCGTATAGATAGCTTTTGCTAGCGAACGGTGTGATATAAGCAGGGTCATCTTTTTCAAGTGTGTACGAACGTGGTAGCCATCCTTTAACTGGTGTCTCTGCTAAGACCTCATTGGTAGTTTTGTTGATGATTTTGACTTTATAAATTTTGTCCTCATCCGTTGTACTGACCTCGAATGAATAACCGCTAGTCACCCCGATAGATGTGGCACGTTGGTAATAATCAATATCACTTGTAACATACAATTTTGCTTCAATATCGCTATAGGTTTCGCCATTTACGCCATCGTTAATAACTTCTTCAATTAGCGTATTTGTAGAGGAATTATAAATTTTGAATACTAGCGTTGAAATTCCTTTATTACCTGCAAAAGTAAACTCCCCTGTAGTAGCATTAACAGGACATTCACCAACTAAATAGTCTTCGTCCGACCGTCGATAAACCTTAACAATTCTATTGGTTTTAGTTCCGTTAATTTTACCTTGTATCGGTGCTTTCCAATTGTTTTGAAAGGTTGCAGGCGATAAAAAAGTAATGGCTGCTGCTTTCTTATTTAATGTTAAGTTGGTTTTTATTTTTCCTGCTAATTTTTGTACACCTGACTCATTATTGATTTCAGGTTTAGTTGATTTTGTTCCTTTGCAAGGTCTAACGAATTCAAATTTATTAACCAATGTTTTCTCGGTGTAATATACTATTCCGTCGGGCAAAGCATATTGCTTTACAATAACCTTTATCCACTCTGTACCACTATCCTCAATTTCAAATGTTGTATATGTTTTTTCCGACAATACAGGTACCGAACCACTATCACCTACATCATTAATTTGAAATGGACCAGAACCTCTATCCACGTCTTTATGGAACGGTGAAGCTTCAATTATAGGTGTTAATCTATTTTCGGGAAATGTTTTCCAATCTAATAAAGTCGGTGACGTAGTATCAAATATTGCGTTACGACCGTCATCTATTGCTTGTTGATGAGTATCACCATTGACAATAAACATGTTGGTGATATTGTTAGTATTCATCCATTGCCAAAGCTCCGTACGCTCTGCTTTATAAGCTGTCCAATGTTCGCCACTACTACCAAAATCCCATGAATAACCATTGAGGTCTTCGCCTGTCCATGAACCAGGATTTAACCAACAAATCAAAGCAATGTCATCGTTATTTTTTGCTGATAATAATGTCGATTTAAACCACGCCTTTTGCGTATCGCCTAACATTTTTTTGTTAGGGTCGTAATCATCTATCAAAAAGTTATCCCTTTGAGACCGTAAATCCGTCATGATAAATAACACCCTTCCAACTATCCAACTTTGACCTAGCGAATCAGTTAAAGGGTTCGAATTGCTATCATTTAAAAACGCATAATGTGGAATGTTTTCCAAATAAAAATTGGTTGATGCTATCTTTGAAGGGGAATTTTTATCTGAATTGTTATCTCCAAAATCATGGTCGTCCCACATATACATCAAAGGTACATTTCGATTTAAATCCCTAACCCTTGTTTGTTTTGCCGTTGTATTATATGCATTGCGGAATAATTGGGAATCGTTCGTGGTTATATCCTCATAATGCCAATCACCTAAATGACTCCAAAATAAAGGCTCTTCGTTTTTAATCTCTTCGAATGTTTCAGCATTTGAGCCTGTGTAATTACAGCTACCTGCGACGAATTTAAATGAGCTTGGAGTTCCAACCAATGGGAATGTCTTAAATTTTAATACTTCGGGTTGCTCAACTCCGTCTGTTTCCACCTTAACGTAATATTGAGTATTGGAACTAAGACCTGTTAATGTATGCTTCGTAACTCCATTGTTTGCACTATTATGGGGTAACAAAGCGGTGTAACTTGAATCAGCAAAAGAGGGGTTTTTAGAGTATTTCAACCTAGTATTTGCTAGCACTGTATTGGATGGATAACTAATACTGTAAACGTCACTAAAAGGAACTTGTACCTCATTGAAACCTGCTGTGTTAATACGTACAGCTAGATTAGGCTCACCACTGTACTTTTTAATCCTGATTGCATTGTTATAAACCGTGCCACCATCATTAATTGCACCTATTACAGTCTGGTCTCCTGTTGTATTGTCGAAAGCAAAGACCATGAAAAAAGTAAAAAAGTCTGGGTCTCCTGTCTGTTTTAGACCTGCAACTTTATAATTATTGGAACCGTCAAAATACAAAGCATTTTTACCTTTGAATTTGTTGACAGCAATCGTTGCAGGCAATGCACCAGTTGTTGGAATACCGTGTTTTAAAACCCCTCCAAACCCTACAAAATCATCCCATTTACTACATTTACCGCTACCATTATTTACAATAGTTGACTCATTCATTTGGAGCCATTGGATACGGTCAGGCATCGGAATCATAGGAAAAGAACCGTTTTCACTTGCCTTTACAACATACCCATCATCTAACACGGTTCCAGTTGTTAACCACTTATCGGCTAACCATCTTTCTTGTGCTATGATGTTATTATTCGTTGCTGTGTTTGGACTTCCAAAATCATTGATAAACGCTATTTCACAAATGTATCCTTTGAAATAAGCAACTTCATCGGCATCACTTCCAATCATTAGGTTTTCTATGTATGCAAAATTCCCTGTCTTACTATTGTCCGTTCCTTCTAGTTTCCCATTTATATAAACTTGCATTCCTAATGTAGAATGGTATCTAACTCGAAGAATCTTTAGCTCCGTGCTGTTTGGTGTCGGAGCCGGGTAATCGTACTTGCTTGTTATTGTTGCGCTATTGGGGGTAATCGCCCCTATCAAATTATATTGTATTGCCATTTTTTAAATTATCTCTATACCCTTATCGTTCTCAACCAAAGACCAAAAGTTTGATAAGATGTAGTTGATTTGGGGATTCTCATCACGATTAGCAATAAGCAATTGTTTGAATAAATCAATTGAAAATGCTACGCTAAAATCTATTGTTAATCGGCTCCGCTTAAATCCGTTATTTCTTTGCTGTAATACTTTATAGGTTTTCACATCTATAGCTATCTCAACAAAGTAATCTTCAATCTCAATATAGACTTTGTTTGCTATTAGCAACTCTTTAATCAGGCTTGCATCATGGTCGCTAAGAACATCACTATATGCATTATAGCTATATTTCGTATCAACGTTGATAAGCTCCTTGTCATTAAATAATACGCTATTAACTGCTGTTTGAGCCCTCGATTTATTGAGATATGTTTTATTGATATTAAGTGTCTCGACTCTATTATTAAAGGTGAATGTATCCCAACCGCTTAAGGGGTTTTTATATATTAGTGTGAAGTCGTTTTTGTTGCAATCTTTCTTAATAATATATCCTTTAAAATCGCTGACTTCAATGTTTTCATTATCTACAATTACTACTCTGTACCTTTCTATGTTATCGGCTCCAGTAGGAAAAAGAATTGAAGGTGATACATTTATATTTATAACATTTCCTGCTGTTGGAATATCATAAAAGGTATCTGTACCAACGTTATTAATGTACTTCGTTACCTTAACTTTCTTACCGATTTTAGCAGTATCGAATATTTTTAAAAACTCCTTTTGCTCTGCTGAAACATAATTGATATTAGCTTTATTTGTTAAAAATACAGCCTTGTTTAATGTTGTATTGATATTGTATTTATTCGGCTGATATTTAAGATAGTCCATCAATCCCATTTCACCATCAAATACATATTTCGTACCTGTTGAAATATTACTAGCCACCGTAATTAGTCCAGTTATTGAATTAATTAAGTATTCTGTTATTGTCAACTCATAAGAGTATAAATTGCTAGTGGTTACTACGTCATTAGAATTATTCAATTTCGATTCTACGACGTTGGTTAAAACGCTCGATAAATCAACAGACATTGTAGTTGATAAAGGCTTTTGAAATACCTTCTTTTTTGCTATTACATTACCTGTTATAGGCTCTTTAACTTCAACAATACAGTAAATCATTTGGGAACTATCGGAAGTAAATTCCCATTTATTTATATTGTTTGATGGATTTATATTATGTGGTTGCCCTGTTATTGTTATTGCCATTTATTTATAATTTTCTTTGTAGGTTTTCGCCATATTGATTAAAAATATGGAAGCGAATTTGGTCACCAAGGTTCGCTTGGATACGTGCGTTCAATTCAGTTTTTAACCAATCGACATTATCACGCCAAAATCTACCTTTAGATTGAAAACCTTCTTTATATATTTTTGCCCTAATCGCATAGGCTAATTGGATTATCTTCTCATCTGTCGTCATATCATCGAATGCACTATCTTTAAAAAACTTCGAGTTGTTAGAGGTAATCAACTGTCGATTCTTAACCCAGTCAATAAATACACTAACAGGGGGTTTATATTGTGAATAAGAAAATGGACTCCCATTGTTCTTTTGAGTTCCGTTAACGCCAGCGTCTTGATATATAATATGTTGCAAACCAAGCACTTGAATCTCATTCATGTTATTAACCAAGATTGAAAGCTCTTCAATGGAGCCTGTCACCAAGAAATCATTAATACCATTAATATCATTCTTTACCCTCTCGATGAATTCGGCAACAATCTGCTCCAGTATGGTCATATTAAAAGAGAATGCACCTTTATCGGTTCCTGTATTAGCAACAAGGTTATCTATTAAGTTGTTGAATTGTGCTTTTTTTGAAGCTTTCTTTAGACTCTTTGCCATAGTTATTTCTTTAGAATATTTACTTTGTCTTTTAGCAATGAACTATAAACAAACACATCGACGGCAAACATTTTCATCCCTTTGAGCATATCAATAAAAAGGTATTCGCATACGTTGTGGAGCAATTCAAAATACCCCCATCGTCTGTAAAATTCCTTTTTTAAGAATGCTTGGTTTGCTTCTATTGCTCCTTGTCCTTCTATCGTTTCAGGCTCTGCATCAAAGAGATTTCCAAAGCTTCCAAATAGGTTGTCAACTGATTCTCTAGCACAAAAAAAAACCTGTTAGCTTGTGCCATATTCATTTGGTTTTCTATATCTGTAATCGGTTCTTTTAAAAGTATGTTAATCATCTCCCCCCAGTTGCTAATACTGTTCTGCTCCTGTAGGTTCATGTACTTTAAAAGGTCTTCAAATACGATTTGGTCAAAGCTTTTTATAAGATTCTGGTCAATCTCTGCTGTCTTATTACTTTCATCGTTTTCAAAGGCGTTAAATCGTTCAGCAACCTTGAAATAATCCACCTGTTGGAATCCTTCAACATCATATAATTGTACGCCAGTAAACACATAGAAATATATGTCTAGCATGTTACGGTATACCTTTTCAAAGTCATCTGTACCGCCTAATTGCTCAATCAAAGACCTGAATGTTATATATTGTTTAAGCGTTACATCAGCCCATTTTAAAGGAAGTTTATCAATTAATTCTTCTTTACTTACCATTACTTTTTTATTCATAAATATTGGTTCGTTACCAACCATATTTTGATAAGGGATTTCCGTTAGAATCGTGCATTGCTTTACCTTCATCTAAATAGAAATTGGCTAAGGCTAAAGAAATAACGGTATCATCAAAACAGCCCGAAATACTGTTGAAACTAATATTAGATGTTTTGGGATTAAGTGTTGCAATGTATGTACTTAACTCCTTAGCTGTTATTTCATTGAATTTTAGCTTATCAGTATTGAGAGCAACACGTAATTCTGTAATTAAATTTAGCTTGGTTGCGGTATCGAAATGCACGCCTATAACGTTTTGTGCTACCATCTGTAAGCGATAAAATAGTCCATCCCCTATGCCTGTCTTATCAATTGCTTTTATAATATTCGCTGGTAAATTCCTAATTATCCCCTCTAATAAATTCGGGTCGAATCCTCTATAATGTTGATGCTCGGTCATGTGTCCGTTAGTATCTAAGCCTGTTATACTGGTGTAGTCACCATTTGGAGATGTTGCAATATCAATTCCATACACAACGGTTTGATTTGTTGATAATACTGTTATTGTATTTCTTTCAATTACATCGCTATCAACAATTGCACTTGCATTCTCTCCTGCTATAGCTAAATATTCTTGATTAAATTGGGCTTTCGATAATTGTTGTTTGAACCTATCAATTACTTCTTTTTTGATATAGGGGTTATCATAAGTCGTATAATGAAAGTGTGACCATAAAACTCCATCATTTTTTTGACATAATTCAAACCAGTAGTTTTTACCATAAGGCGTTGAAATCATCAGCAAACGGCCGTCTCTATCGGTCAAAGTTGCACCTACCGCACCATCAAGCTTTTCTTGAAGATTCGCAATAAATGCACTTTCATCAATGATGACCAAATCATAATTACGCCCCCTGATTGTACCGTCCAGACTATCGCCATTTCCCGAATAAAATTTGATTTGACCACCTGTTATAAATGATATTTCTAAATCTGATTTGTTGCTTTCGGCTACGTTAATTGGCAATAACTTTAGAATCTCATTGAAGAAAAATTTGGCTTGTGAATATTGCGGACATATATAAGCTACCTGCTTACCGTTGAAGGCTTCAACAATCCCTATGATAGACATTATTGTTGATTTACCGCCCCTACGGCCTGCATTTACCGTTATGTTTTTTACTCCGCTGTTGAAATAAGCATTTAATATTTCTTTCTGTTTCGGGTGCGGAGTTGGAAGCTTGATATTATATTCATTATTCACTGTCGCTACCCTCGTCAGTAGAGGTATTTAACAGGTCACCAAATGAAATATTAATCTTTACATCACTTTTTACATCCGTTGTATTATCATTTTTATTAGCGGATAATTTAGGTTTTTGGTAATTTAAAAGTGTTGCATATAACTCACCTGCTGCTCTCGGATTAAGGTTCTTTATCACATCGTCACCGTCCATCATTCGCTTCTCCAATAGCTCCATTATCACAACAAAAGCTTCCCTTTGTTCCTTTGTTCGCTTGTTTTCCGAGCCTTTTGGTCGGCCTTTTGGATTCTTTACCTCTCCTTTTTTTATACTTGTTTCATTTCTTTTTTTAGGTTGCTTGTTTATCATTTACCATTATTTGCCATTTCATTTATTGGCATCTCCAGTGATAAATATTGGATATGGTTAAATATTAATTGTTTAATGAATTATTTATTGGAAACTTCTAATAAAGTCCATATCTTGTAATAAACAAACCATTATTACATATGAATAAATTTATTAAATTAACGAGAGCAAAGTCTGGAAAGGCTGTTTACGTTAGCGTTTCTAATATTTTATACTTTAACGCTTTAGAATCATCAGTCACTTCTATTAAATTTGGTACTGAAAAAGAGTATTCCGCGATTGGCGTAACTGAAACCCCTGAGGAAATTTTAGGACTTATCAAACAGAGTAATGATTAATAAAAAAGGATAGCAATTAAGCTATCCTTCGTTGTTTTACTTTTAATGTATTCCACTACTTCTTTTTTACACTCCTTTTGACTTTCTCTTTAATTGTCGGGTCAATTATGTTGATAACATAAACATTTTTCTTTAAGTCCTCATTGTAATTTGTAATCAACGATAGTTCCAATCCGCCCTTTTTAAAGACATGTTGCAAAAATGGACTATCTCCCTCTGTTCTTAAAAAAATAAATCCACTATCCTTTATTTGTTGTTTCAAAATTTGATAGTCGGCTATTAGTGGACTGGCAAACGTTGTCATTATATTCACATTATCTTTGACCATTTTTGAAAAGATAATTTCATCACCTGTTTCATCAATACGTTTTAAAAATATGAATGGCTTTATACCTTGTAAATCCTTCATTGGCTTCAATTCAAAACCTCTCTCAATAAGTAAATCTTCCATGTCGATTAGATTCTTTGTGTTATACAATGAGAGTATTTCATTTAGTGATAACGTTTGACAAAAAACTATATTCGAGAACGTCAATAATAAACTTAAAATCAGATATTTCATAAATCTTGCATCTATTTTATAATTATTCCAACTTTAACTAATATTTTTTTCATTTTTTTTATTGAAAAAATAATGAGAGCATAAAAGATAAGAGATAAAGATTGCTAACGACCATAAACCAAAATATCCGTTAAAGAGTACTAACCTAAAGGACCCCTTTTCTTTTTGTACTTCATCCACAACTTTTACTGGAACAGATAAATCCTTATAATAATATATTTTGAACTTTGTACCCTCCTCCTTTCGATTTATCTTAGGCATGTATTCTGAAAACTGATTGTCCCACTCTGAATAATAACTACCAAATTCGGGGTCTGAACCATAATCTACTGAATACGAATAATTTAAATAATTCACATACTTCTTTCCCTCTACTTCATACGAATATTTAATCTTTTTAGATTTGATTAAGCCATCATCCAATAAAGTATTTTCAAATTTCTCTAAATCAAATTCTCCATTGTCATCCAAGAATTTAATAGATTGAGAATAATGATAGAATGGGTTCTCGACAATAGTTGCTGTTGCAACATCTTTTCTGATTACTAAATTTTGCTTTTTCCAATCAATAAAATTATCCATCCATTCCAATGATAGGACAATCAGTAATGGAATAAGACAATAAAAAAGATGTTTTAATTTGGCATTAGTACTTTTCATAAAATTATATAGGAAACCAAATCTAATAAAAAAAAGGATAGCTTTTTACGGCTATCCCTTTAAACATTTTTAAAACTCCTCTTCTTACTTTTTTCTTCTCTTCGTGGGGGTTTTCTTGGTCGGCTCTGGCACCTCTTCCACTTTTATTTCGGTTTCTATATTTTCGGTACTAACATCATTTTTTTCATCCACCGTTGTTGCTTCCTGCTTGCTTAACCGCGCGAACACTGGCAATAAGTCCCCTAAAAAATCCCTAATAGGTGCTCCACAACAATTAGGAATTATGGTTGGAAATCGCACGGTTGGATAAGCTTCTTTTAACTTACTTAGAATAACATTTAACTGCTTTATTGTGTCATCGTAAATTCTAAGGTTACTGCCACCATCCTTCTCATATTCTTTTAGAATATCTTCTATCTTTCTAATCTCTTTTAAAACATCTTGTTCTTGTTCTGTCATTTTTAACTGTTTATTCTCTTTAATATCTCTTTGCAGTCTTTTGTAACCTGCTCTAAAATTTCATTATATTTCGCCCTATCAGCGTTATTGAATCGCCCTTTTTGCCCTGTACCCTTCTTGTTGATGTAGTTGTAGAATAATTGCCTTTGCTCTTCCGTCATCAAAGCCATAAATCCATCAACGTCTATTTTATATTTCTTTTCAAATCCTGTTTCCTGGTCATCATCGATTATATGTTCATTATCCATTTCTAAAAATTCAATGTGGTTTATCCTTTGCATTTCTCTGTCTAATGCAGTTGAGAATAGTTTATTTTTCTCATAGTAGCTTTTCGCTTTTGGATATTTTTCGTTCACATCTCGGAATAAATGACGTTGAGCCATTAGGCAAATTGTCGCTGTCATCTTTCGGGGATTGTCCAATAGTTCAGGCCATTTATGAAGTTTGATTTTGCAAAATTCTGTAAACAACTCATTGTAATAATCGTCTATCTCGCTGTCTATTTTTTGCTCATTCCAACCTTTAAGTTTCATCCAATTAGACACATATACCTTTATCGGATTGTCCTTACAACTGCTTTCTCTACCCATGTATAGCCCTTTGTATCGGCCAGTTAGGTACAATTCGGTAATTGCTTCTTCTTTTCTTTTTAACGTTCCTTCTGAATCAAATTCTATTTCTAATTCTTGTTTCGAAGTCTTCTCAAATTTTTTAAATATGTTTCCTTTAAAATCTTCCTGCACTAACCTACTTCAACCTTATCGGCAAGGCATTTTTCAACCTTTCCATCACATCAGCAACATACGGAGCTGATAATGTCACTAGCAACCATTTCACAATTGGAAGCGGTGCTAAGTTAAATGTGCCTATAATGACACATGTCCAAAACGTAAGGCAAAAAATGCATGAAAACGGCTTGCCTAATCTGTCCAAATAAGCGTATAAAGGGATGGAAGTAATCATATTGACCACCATCCCGATAATTATGCTATATACTATTATATCTCCCATTAATATTTAATGCTAAATGTTGCTTTTACTATCATCTTTCCATCTTCGAATATTCCTGAATATTCGCTTACGTGAATATCATAATCCACACGCCATGCAAAATGCTCTTTCACAATCATTTCAGCCATTCCAAAAGTAATTGAATCAATAAGTGTCTGTTCTTCGCTTCCTCTAGCTTTTAATAATGATTGTACATGTTGATGGATTTGCATTCCCTTCTCACAATAATTCCGTGTCATTGACAAGGTAATCCAAGAATTATTGCTAATTATTCTTCTGTACTTTCTGCGGTCTAGTTCCCTTAGTATTGCATCCTGCAATAACAAAGGATTATTGAATTCGTATTCTTTCATATTTTAGATTTTAAATAAGTTTATAAAAAACTCTTGTCCAACTGGTGTAACCTTCGTCACCGTTGTCATTTTCTTCTTTCCGTTGTTGTCGGTGAACTCGGTATATTTCAACTCAAATAAGCCTGATTCGATAGCATGTTGAAGCGGTTTGTTGTATTTCCCTCCTCTTTGACCCAAATAGCCTAAATCTCTGAGCAATTGGAATAATTTATTTTGTCCGATTTTATAGCCAGTTTGTGATATAAGGCTTGCCAAATGACCAATTAAACAGCTGTCCGCTGACTCCATCACCGCATTAGCAAACGTTACCTTTGACTGGTTATTTCTTAACTCAATTGCTTGTTCATTTACCTTTGAACTCACCGCCTGCAACTGATTATTTGTCTGCTCCAATAGCAATTGCTGTTGCTCAATTTGTTCTGCTTGTTGGCTTGCCAATAGCAATGCAGATGATAACGTAGTCGGTATTTGAAATTGATTGTTTACCGCTTGTTTTTCCAATTCTTCCCAGCGGTTGATAACTTTCAATCTCGCATAGTCATTGTATTTCGTAACGATGTATAGGCTTTCTTTTTTGTTCAATTGATACTCAACTCGTTTTTCACCTTTTCCATCAACATAGTCAACCACGTTAAATTTAACGCCGTTGATTTGTATCCAAGCATCTTCCATTTTTCGGATTGACTTTAATACGTTGTCATGTGTCTTTCCTGCTAACACCGCAATTTCACGGCTCGTAATTGTTTCATTTTTGCTGTTAATTAAATCCATTATTATTTGTTATTTACTTCTTTATTCTTTCTCTTCTCTTCAATCCTACCTTCTAATACTTTTATCATTACTTGTAGATTGTGGCATATCTCATACTTTTCTTTATTCTCCATCACCTTCTGTATATCTTTCATATACTGGAGCTTCGTTATCGTTTCTTCATTGTCATCTTCCTTGGTGTCTCGAATTGCTTTTATCGAGCTTCCTAGATAGATGTTATTTAATTGTTGCTGACTTAACACTTTCTTTATTTCCTTCATTGTCAAGTCTCCGTATTCTTTCAATGTCATCTTTGTTTCTATACCTTTATTATAAATATCAGGTCAAATAAATAATTCACTTTTTTATTAAATTATTTTCAATATATTTCTTAAATAACTGATTATCAACCTAATTATCTTTCTTATAATATAATGTAGAATGGAATTTTTGTAAAGGCTATCAAAAATTTGGGCACAAAAAAAAGGGATACAATTAGTATCCCCTTCATGGTATATTTTTTATGTGGTTAGGTCGATTTGATTTCTTTTAGCAAGTCTTCAAAAGACATATCTAAGCCTTTGGCTATTTCTGATAAGTAATAAAGTGTAGCATTTATATTGCCTGATTCTAAGCGTTGAATAGACTGTTGGTCTTTACCGACGTTGTGCGCTAGTTGTGATTGTGTCATCCCCTTCTCAGTTCTTACCCTTCGTATCGACGCACCTACATTTTTCAAGAATATACCCTTATCAGCCATGGATATAAATCACGAAGTTTTTATAAAATTATTACACAACGTATCCGTTGTATTTTAGATTATATTTAGTTAGATTTGTTTTTAATCAAACAACAATTATATGAAAGCCATTTTAAAATTAGTCCTATTCGTGGGGTTTTGTTGGTTTCTTGGAAGCCTGTTTTCGGACGACAAAGAGGACACAACAACAACAGAAACTTCCACAAGTACGTCGTCAGATTTAAAGGTCTGTCCAATCCATGGAAAAAGCTACAGCGAGAATAACGTCTATGGTGGTTGTCCAGAGTGTAAAAAAGAAGAAAAAATTCGTGCAACTGAAAAAGCACGCCAGAGAGCCAGCCACCTTTAAGCCCTACATCTACACAACAAAAGGGGCTTTAGTTAGCCCCTTTGAAAACAAAAAATTTATGAAAAAAATTAAAACGGAATAATGAACAAACGGCCTATTCCATAGCCTTATATTTAATTAAATCGCTTGTAGCAACTCGTTATATAGTCTTGTTGCAGTTGCTCCACTTATACCATTCCCTATAATCACCTGCACATCTATACATTCGGCATTCATCACATATTTTGTTAAGGCTTTTTTGGTCTTTACATCTCGAATGTGACGGCCACATATACGCATTACTGTAGCTTCTTTCTCGCTCACTGTCAAATCTTCTACTTGCTTTACTTCTTTTATTTGAACTTGTTGAACGTCATTATTGAATACAATTTCGTTGTTGGTATCAGGTACAATAAAAGCTTCTGCATTAATTATACCACCGTTATTGTCATCATCTTCGTCTTTAAAAAATGGTGTATCAGCACCTTTGATTTTTTTGCGCCCAATCAATGTGCTGGCATATACATCCTCACTACTGCTTACCATATTACCTTCAATGTCGTTAACATATTTAGGTTCAAAGTATTGATTATTATTTTTTATTTCTTCAATAGCTGTTGAAGGTTGACCAATATTATTTTTATTACCATTAACCAACTCATTTATTTGCTGTTGCATTGATGCAACTAATTCTTCCATCAATGACATCTTATATTTCAATTGTTCAATCTCTTCCTTTGCTTCCATATTTATTTTATCTTCTTGAACATACTGGTATTCTTTCGACCATTTTGTTTGTTTAACACCTGCCACGACGTACCCATCAACCAAGAACTTTTGAATGAATTTAGGCATACTATTATATTCTGTATATCTGTCTTTTATTTCACCATCATTTGGTATCCACTTGTACACGTTGTTAATCGCAAATGTTTGGCTCTTTACTCCATCTTGGTGTGTACTGGTACACATGATTACATTATTATCTATTAAGGGTTGTATTAAGCTACTCCATTGCACCCCATTTACACCAAATAAATGACGGTGGTTTTCTTTATTTAATTGGTAGCCTTTTGTATTACTTGTACCTCTGTTGATGAGATATACCAAGAATACAGCTTTATTAGCTTCTGTTGCATTTTTATACAACTGTTCAATTTTACTTTTTACTTTGTTGGTGTAATCTACAATAACACCTGTTACTTTTTTATTATACATTTGCTTTTATTTTTTAAATCCTTTTGTCTCATTGTTCATCTCCTATTGAAGGAATAGGTGGGATAGCTACCCCCCACCTTTAAATAAAAACAATGAAAACTTCTTTCTTTTTATTTATAAATACAACAAGAATTACTAAGTATAAATATCATTTGAAAGAAAGATATAAAATACTGATTTACAGTTAAAAAAAATTTAGTAAACCATTCCTATATTAACGAATATAATGCAAAAAGGAAAAAAACCAAGTTGGAGAATGATTTTTTTAAAATAAATAAACACCGACATTACACAGACTTATTTTAATTTAAAATTTACACCGACAAAAGCACCGATATAGTTACACCGTGTTTACACCTACAGGTATCGGATAGCATAGATTTTCAGCTGATTTTAACTTATCAATTTTCTTTACACCGACTAAACACCGTGTTTACACCGTCATTTTACACCGACTAAACACCGACAAAAACACCAACATAATACTATATAGAGAATAAAAGAGAAACAACAATTTCCCTTCAATTCTCCCTACCCTCACAATGTTAAAGCATTGCGCCACCCCACCCTAGTGGGTAGCAATGCGAACAATGTATCGGAATAAAAGAAGGTGAAAAAATCACACTTCATAATATATTATACAGTACAAGAAAAAATCAAAAGAATATTCTCAATAGTTGAAGGTGAAAAGAATGTATAATTAATACTATATAATGTAGGTAAGAAAAAGGTTGAGAAATATATACTATAAAATTTATTCTATAAAATTCTTCAACAGTTGGAGGTAAGTAATTTGTATATCTTAAACATTAGGTATAAATAAAGCTATAGAATCAATTATAATAACCCAATTGAAGCAAATATTAGCTTTAACAAATAATGTCTTATATCTCTTTATTTCCAATCGAAATATTTATACCGTGAGGTATTGGTAATGGTATTGGAATATAATATTTAACAGTAATCATTACAGTATAATTCTATATCTTCAACAGTAATTGTATTGATATATCTTCATCTGTATTATATCTCAATTAATAATATACAGTAATATTCTATTATCCAATACTATGTATTAGATTATGAGGTTAGGATAATAACAATATCTCCAACAGAAAAAAATGACTATCGTCAAAGGTTACAGAGATATATCCGTATCAATTGCATGCAACATTGAAAGAGTTCCGCCCCCGCCCCCTTTTTTGAATACCCACTAGTATTGATTATAAAAGGTCAAATTAAGCCATAGAACTTTGATTGACTCAACACCATCTATTAGTATATGGCTTGCCCTCTATCTTCGGATAGGGGGTTTTTTATTATTTAGAAAAAGTATAAATAACAAAAATATCGCATTATATTTGGAATTTAAAAAAAATTTGCGTATTAGAAATTTTTTCCGTATGTTTGTATCATCAAATCTCGGTAAAGACTTGCTATAGATGTCGGCACTATATGCGCATTTTACCAACCTATAATATCAATATTTTACGGAATTAATTAATACCACCATTATTGCGTGTTAAGAACTTCATTGCGTTAATTCAACGGTTCAATGGGTAATGGGAGTACTGTGTTTAAATCTTAAGAACAAAAAAATGAAAAATCAAAATACTGAACATGCTGACTATTCAGCACAATTGAATGAGATTATAGATAGCATGTATCATTTCTACGGTATAGCAGAAAGGATAAAAGAGCGAATGGTGGTTAGAGATGGTAAAAATCCTATTGGCAATTTTTTCGCCATCACCAGACTAATGATTTCTTGGCATGAATACAATGAACAAGATAATGGTCAACCATATCGCATTCACTTGGTAAGGTTTGCAGATGCTGTTGAATTGACAGACGGTAATACAACGCTATTTGTTGATAAAAAATACACTGAATTGGCGGAGTTCGTAACTGAGCTAATTGCTTACCATACTGCTTCATAAATATAAATAAACAGGAAATGGAAAAATTAAACGTATTGGAAGAATTACAGCTTTTTATCAAATCAAAATATAATCAGCTTGTCGAATCAGAAATTGAATATAGAAACAAATTAAATGAGGGATTTAGTGAAAGCTTCAATTATGATTTCTTAGAAACTCCATTAGAAAAGCATCTATTTTTTAACAATTTAGAATGTGATGGAACCCCTATTTTATCTTATGATGAAAGAGAGCAAATTAACAATAGCTTACAGGACTTATTAGGGGCTAATTGCGTCTCACTATTATTGAAAAACAAAATCTCTTTCGATTATTATAATAGAGACGACTGGTTTACCCACGGTATCAGTGACACATATCTCTGTATGCTTGAAGATGAACAGTATTACAATGAGAACCTACAAGACTTACAAAATGATATGGGATTTTTTACGCATCAACAATATAAACAAGGCAGCCTAAAACATCTAATAGATGATTGTCCGTCAATAATCAGCGAACTAAATTCTATCATAAAGGCTTTGGAAGCTGAGAAAATCAATCAGTCATCTAACTTCATCCCAAACATCTGTTGACGATTTAATAATACAACAATGAAATTAAAACAACAAAGGGACTAATTTAATTGATTTAGTCCCTTTTTGTTTTACCCTCTAAAATTAAAACCGAAAGCGTGAAATTTCTAATAATCGCCCCAAACTATTAATTTGGTTTTCTATAAATTCTGTAACATCGTCACTCCTTTCTACAATTGGAACGAATTGTTGCTCATTAAAATCAGTTATATCGTCAAGGTTTCTGATTATACCATTATATCTTTGAACATAATTAAAATCATAAATTACATCAAATCTCTTAAACTTCTGTTCGGTAGTAGGCAATTGGTTGATTCTTTTAAATTCGGTATGATAACCAACTATTGTAATGTAGTCAATAATATCCATATAGCTTTTTTTTGCTAATATAAGCAAAGAGGCTAAAAATAGCCTCTTTGCTTTACTCATCTTTAACGGTATAGGCATAAACCATGAAGCCATTTGAATCACGTAATTTAAATTTGCCTGTACTATCAAAAAGCACTTGCACATCATCATAAACATCGCCGTGATACTTTTTAAAACCAATGTATAAGGTAAGTCCATTTTCAAATATTCCAACGTGCTCTTCATTGAAAATTTTACCTTTCTTTAGTTCTTCGAGATAGAAATCTTTTGCTAGCCTAGCTAGCTGTTTTAAAGATTCTTCATTGTTATAAAATTTTTTCATTTTGATATTATATTAAATAATGTATTTATGTAGTCAAAAGTATTGTACTCAAGTGGAAGTGGAATGTTTCACCAAAAACATTAATTACAATAAATTTTCTTGCTCCAATTATACGGGAAAATCAAAGTTTGTTGCAGAATGGCATAAAAAAGGAGCTTTTAAACCTCTTATATTGTTCTACTAGTTTTATTATCTATCTCCGTGACCTTTCTAATCTTAGCTAAATACGCTAAAGTCTGGTCAATTGAAGAATGTCGGTTAAGCTTCTGCAATTCCGATGGCTTCCAAGAATCATTTACCTTATGGATATTGCTTGTATGCTTAACACAATAGATGGAATAGCCTGTATTTTCATGTAATTTTAGTTCTTTTAATACAGCTCTAAACCAATCCGCAAAAAAGTCTTTCCTATGCTGACGTTTACCGTATACGGTTTTCTTTAACGATTTAGAATCTATTGAAAAAACATAATCTTCATCTTCTGCTTCCTTTAAATTCATTTGGTTGATTATATCCATTAAAGCAGGGTATATTGGCACATAATCCAACTTATTTGACTTTGCCACTGATGCCCTTATTTTGACTCTTTTATGTGTAAAATCAATGTCCTTAACTTTAAGATTCCTTAGTTCATTCGGGCGAATACATCCGTGATAAATGAAGTTAACGAAGTAATATAAGTTGGGATTTTCCAATTCCTTCACCTTCTTCATTATGATTGTGAAATCGGTATCATTAATTGGGTTTAATCGTTCATCTACATCTTTATCACTTTTCAGTTTTGCCACTTCAACAATAGGTGATTTATCAATTAGCCCCTTCTTAAGGCAATAATTAAAGAAAACAGTATAAGATTTTTTTGCTTGATTAACTGTACTTTGTGCGTAACTACCATCTTTTATTTTTCCCTTTAAAAGATTCTCAATGTCATCTGATTTGATATTCTCCAAATGAATAGCACCATACAAATTGTCTATATCTTGCAACTTATATTTATAAGCATTAAGGGTGTTAGGACTACCGATAAAATCACCCTGAAACATTTTATATGCTTCTTTGAAAGTTATCTTTTCAGTGATTTTAAAGTGCTTTTTCTTATCCTGGATGTCAAATGGATTTATATCCTTACTCAATAATTCAATCCATTTCGCACCTAGTTTTTCAGCATATTCTTTTTGTTGCTTATGGGTGAACTTTTTTGAAATTCTCTTTTTGTGTTGAGTTCCATCCACCGAAATATGCAATACATACGCATCGGGTTTGCCAGTTAATTTTGGAGTAGTAAACTTATATTTCATAAAAAAATGTTCTAAATTCAACAC